GATTTCCCAGGGAACTGGCGGCTATCAGTATTCGGCTGGTAATCGCACCGAACCGTTGATGCTCGCGCAGGGCGCTCCGGCGGCTCTGACCGGCGCTACTGTTACGGTTACGGCGGCCAATCTGGCGGCTGGTATCGTTACGATGGATTCCGGCGGCACGGATGCGGGCACCTACACGTTCCCGACGGGCGCGTTGATCGACGCCGCTTTCCCGAGCGTTGCGGTCAATACCGCTTTTGACGTTGTTTTTATCAATATTGGCGACAATGCTGCTAACGACGTGACGTTCGGCGCGGGCACCGGCAACAGCATCGTCGGCAGCGCGGTGGTCATTGATGGCGCGACCACGCCGTCTTCGGCTATCTTCCGTTTCCGTAAAACGGGTACGGCAGCGTATTCGATCTATCGCATCGCGTAACCATAGGAGAAGGCAATGCCTAACACTAAACCTGTCGGTGTTGCCTTCTCTGATCCCGAACTCGTGAGTGGCACGACCATTACGAGCGCGGCGATCAGTGGAGGCACTATTTCCGGCGCTACTTCTGTCAGCGCAAGCGACATCACCACGACTGGCGGTCTGTATCTTAAATCGGCTACTGTCGCGGCGGCCGGTTCGACGCAGGCCAACGCGGCGGCTGTTTCGGATGGCTTCACGCTTGTCTCGGGGGCGGACGGCACCAAGGGTGTTGTTTTGCCGGCAGCTATTGCTGGCCGCACAGTCATCCTTAAAAATAATACTGCCGCAGTTCTAAAAGTTTGGCCGGCTTCAGGCGATGGCATTAACGCCATCACCGTCGATTCAAACTTTACGATGACTAATCTTACGGCTTGTATGTACGTCGCATACGATTCGACTACTTGGTATTCTATCCCATTGGTCGCGTCTTAAGCTAATCCTACGGGCGGGCTACGGCCCGCCTGGCCCTTACCATAGGTGTAAAATGGCCCTGATTCATTTGCGTCATGAGCGTCATGGCGTTAAGATCGCTACGCTAGAAATGGAAGCCGAAGCCGACGAAGAGAACGGCTGGGAAAGGTTCGATCCGAATGACGACGACAGCAGGCGATCAGATCAACGGAGCGTTGAGGCTGTTGGGCGTCCTCGCAGAAGCCGAAACGCCCTCCGCCGAGACATCTCAGGACGCGCTGACAGCGTTGAATCAGATGATAGACTCGTGGAACACGGAACGTCTGTCGGTCTTTTCAACTCAAGATCAAATATTTAACTGGCCGTCTAACCAGTTATCGCGGACGCTTGGCCCCACGGGTGACTTTGTTGGCAATCGCCCGGTGCTGTTGGATGACGCGACTTACTTCCGTGATCCGCAGACCAATGTGTCTTACGGCATAAAATTTATTAACCAGCAGCAATACGACGGAATTGCCGTCAAGACTGTTACGTCTACATATCCACAGGTCATGTTTATCAACATGACTTATCCCAACATTGAAATGTATATCTACCCCAAGCCGCTTCGGTTACTGGAGTGGCATTTCATTTCAGTCGAAGAGTTAACTAGCCCGGCCACTTTGGCAACGCCGCTTACGTTCCCGCCGGGTTATCTTCGTGCGTTCCGCTACAATCTGGCCTGCGAAATGGCCCCAGAGTTTGGCGTCGAACCTTCGGCGCAGGTGCAGCGCATTGCGATGTATAGCAAGCGCAATCTGAAGCGTATCAATAATCCAGATGATATTATGGCATTGCCTTACAGCATTGTAGGCACTCGCCAGCGTTACAACATCTATGCAGGTAACTACTGATGGCTAACGTCAAAATTAATGAACTTCCTGCCGCCACTAGCTGTTCCAGCACAGATGTGTTTGCGTTACAGCAAGGCGCGACCACTAAGCAGGTGTCACAAGCCGTTGTGCTTACCAACGCTACCCTGACGACTTGCAACTTAGGAACGCCGACTGCTGGAAATATAGCGGCCTGCACAAATTATCCTGCGACAAGTTTGACTGGTCTTGGCGCAGGGATCGCGACTTTTCTGACTACGCCATCGTCAGCCAATCTCGCTACTGCGGTTACGGACGAAACCGGATCTGGGTCGCTTGTCTTTGCTACTGGCCCAACATTAACGACTCCTGATATTGGTGTCGCCACGGCCACTAGTGTTAACGGTGTTACGATCACAGGCGCTCCGACCGGCGCTGTTTTGACGATTGCCGACACCAAAACGGCCACCATAAACAATACGCTGACTCTTGCCGGCACTGACGGCACAACGATGACGTTCCCGTCAACTAGCGCTTCTATTGCTAGGACAGACGCCGCCCAGTCGTTCACGGGAAATCAGACGTTTGTTAACATAATTAGGAGTGGATTATTCGCTACATCCGCTGCTGCTCCGACTATCGCGAGCGCTACTACCATAGCCCCCGTAACGCCTATTGTGTTTGTTAGCGGCGTCACCGCGATAGCGACTATCACCGCCCCTGCGCCTATATCAGCGGGCGGGGGCCAGATAACGATTATTCCGACCGGCTTGTGGACTACTACGACCGCCGGAAATATAGCGCTTGGAACAACGGCCGTTGTCGGCAAAACGCTCATTATGACGTATGACGCAACCACTACAAAATGGTATCCTAGCTACTAATGAAAACGCCCATACTCGGATCGTCTTATGTAGCGCGAAGCGTCAATGCGGCTGACAACCGCATGGTTAATCTATTCCCTGAAGTCATCCCAGAAGGCGGCAAAGAACCTGCTTGGCTTCAGGCGGCTCCAGGGCTTAGACTGCTTCGGTCTGTCGGCAGTGGCCCTATTCGTGGTATGTGGGCGCGGCAAACCAGCGACCCTAACTATTATGTTGTCTCAGGAAATACAGTCTACCGTATTTTTGGGCTGAATGGGACGGCTACGCCTATCGGAACCGTTTCGGGAAACGGCCCAGTTTCTATCGCGGACAATGGCACGCAGTTATTTTTCGCCTGCAATCCTATCGGCTATATATATAACGACCAAACAAATGTTTTTCAGCAGATAACAGATCCTGATTTCCCCGGCGCATCTACGGTCGGCTATATCGACGGGTATTTTACTTTTACGCAGCCTAACTCTCAAAAGATCTGGGTTACGGCGCTTCTAAACGGCACATCTATAGACCCGCTCGATTTCGCCAGCGCGGAAGCCGCGCCGGATAATCTGGTAGCTGTCTATATTGACCATAAAGAAATCTGGCTTTTCGGCACCAATTCTACGGAAGTTTGGTACGACGCCGGCAATCCAGCCTTTCCATTTGAGCCGATACAAGGCGCGTTCAATGAGTTGGGTTGCGTCGCTCCGTTCTCTTTAGCGAAACTTGACAACACCATCTTTTGGCTTGGGCAGGACGCCAGAGGGCGCGGAATCGTCTACAAAGCCAAAGGTTATATCGGCGAACGTGTTTCGACACACGCCGTCGAATGGCAGATCCAGCAATATGCGGATCTTAAATCGGCGGTGGCTTTCAGCTATCAGGAAGATGGGCACTCATTCTATGTTCTGAATTTCCCGTCCGCTAATGTTAGCTGGGTTTACGACGTATCGACCGGCGTATGGCATGAACGCGCGTCATGGGACACGGCTACCAGCGATTGGTCACGTTATCCGCCGGCGTATCAATGTAATTTCAATGGTGCTATCTTAGTTGGCGACTATTCCAACAATAACATCTACGTTCTAGATCAGAATGTATTTGATTATAACGGGGGGCCACGCCGGTGGTATAGAACTTGGAGAGCATTGCCTACAGGTCAGAATAATCTAAAACGCACCGCGCAACATTCGTTACAGTTGGATTGCGAGACCGGCGTAGGTCTAACTGGGTATTCTTACGATGAGGCTTATGTTCCGTTGGGTACTTCGGCGGGGGATACTTTAGTAACATCGAGCGGCGACACCATAGTTGTTACGGCCGGCATGATCGTGCAAGGCGCTAATCCTGAAGCTATGCTTCGGTGGTCTGACGATGGCGGGCATACATGGTCTAATATTCGCACTGTGTCGATGGGCCGTATTGGCCAGTATGGTAGACGCGCTATCTGGCGGCGTCTTGGCATGACTCAAAAAATCCGCGACCGCGTATATGAAGTGTCTGGGTCCGATCCGGTAAAGATCGCTATTGTTGGGGCTGAATTAATACTGGACCCGACAAATGCCTGATAATCCGCAGATCATAGCGCCTCGCGTCCCGCTGGTAGACCCTCTTACTGGATTGGTGTCGCGCGAATGGTTTCGTTTTTTTGCGTCGCTTAACTCAAGCGCACAAAATACAATTAATCTTGCGGAATTAACGGCGGCCATAACAGCGGCCGTAACAGATCTCTCGGTCATTCCTACAACTGAATACGGCGTCAATGAAGCGCTTACAACGGCGGTGTCCAATCTTGTCGATGTCGCCGGACAGACGGCCGCGGTTCGCGAAGAGCTGGCGAAAGCTCTTACGACTATACAAGCGTTAAGCGTCGGGCCAGTTAATACGCCGCAAGTGCCTGATATGAGATATGGCGTATTTTCGGACACTACTACGCAAAACGCTGCCGCCATAAATACGGCTTATGCCATGACATTTAATACTACTGACTTATCTAACGGCGTTTATATTGGATCGCCTACATCGCGGGTATATGTGGATAGACTCGGTATATACAACTTTCAGTTTTCGGCTCAGCTAGATAAGGCCGGCGCGGCCGCGCGCGATGTTTATATTTGGGCGGACATTAACGGCACGACGCAGCCAAATACAGGCACCAAGATT